AGGCTCATTCAGGGCTCTTACGGCAATGAGGCCGGAGATCAACTCAATCCGATACCCATCGGTGTCAACAACATCTCCCGGCCCTCGGGCTACCCCTATTACAATCCGACTCCGTTCTCGACTAACTGGTACGTTCCCCCGAACTCCCAACTAATGCTTAACATCACGGCACCGCTGACTGTCTGGCTCGCTCCTAATCCTCAGGACGGCACGAGGTTCGCCCTAGCCGACAAGAGTAACAACCTATCGTCGTTCCCATTGACTGTCAACGCCAACGGGCGGACTATCGAGAATTCTACGACTAAGACCTACTCTACTAACGGCCAGACAGCAGAGTATATGTACCGGGCCGACATCGGCAACTGGTTCAAGACGACCGATCTAGACTACTCCGACGACATGCCTTTCCCCGAGGATTTCGACGACTACTTCACAATCGGGCTGGCCTTCAGACTCAACCCCCGGTACCAGCAGGCCGCCGATCCTCAGACCGTCATGGCCTATAAGGACGTCTCGAAGCAGTTCAAGGCCCGGTACCGTCAGGTCATTCAGGTCCCATCTGAACTCGGTCTCATCAAGACTCCGGGGACTCTACGTGATCGGTTCTGGGGCTGGGGTAACGACACCGGTATGTTCAACGCAGGCCAGACAGGGCCTTATGGATGGTGGAACTAATGGATATTCCTCTGGCTGAAAACGATTGGGAGAGTACGTCAGAGAATATCCCCCGTATCAAACTCCACAATATGTACATCGCAGAGGACCCGGCGTCTCCTTCGGGAAAGACTCGCGTCTCTCGTATGACTCTCAAGCATTACATCACGATGCCTTCGGGGATATGCTACGGGGCGTGGTCGCTAGACGGGGCACTCGGCTCCCTCGGCGGCTCTATCCTCGGCAAGGGTCTCGTCGTATACGGGACTACTCTCTACCTCATAGATACACAGTTCGCCACTGCGACTTCCCTAGGAAGTATCCCCGGAACGGGCTACTGCGAGTTCGCAGGAACCATCGACAGAGTTCTAATACTCCGGGATGGAACTGTCTACAGCACCGACGGTGCGACTGTGACGACGGTGACGATGCCAGATAGCGATCTAGTGGGAAGCATAGCTACTATTAACAGCTACTTTCTCCTATCCGTCGCCGGAAGCAATAGGTTCTATTGGATTACACCGGGCGGAACCGACCCCGATCCCCTCGACTTCGCCTCGGCAGAACGCTATCCCGATCCCATAATCTCCATCGGAATTACCAGCGATGAAATCTGGCTCATAGGGAGCAAAGGCCCAGAGGTCTGGCAGAGTACCGGCGACTCGAACGCCCCGTTCGAGCGCATCCCCGCGAGAGATTACTCCGAAGGCTGCATCTCGCCATTCACGATGGTAAACATCGTATACTCCGACACTCGGAGTGCGTATTCCGTCCATAACGACCTACCCGCCCTTATGTGGGTTACTCCGCAGGGAGCGGTAGTAATCGCCCAAGGCGTGACTCACAGAGCTAGTAACGAGTCAGTCGAAGAGAAACTCCGGACTGTCACCGACCCGTCGTCCCTTCGTGCGTTCTTCTTCAGATATAACCGCCACGACTTCTATGTCTTGACGGCAGACGACAACGAAGCCGTTCCGGGCTTTACTCTAGTCTACGACCTCACGCTAGGGAACTGGTGCCGTTGGGACACGTATCTACTGAACCTCTGGCAAGCCCAGTTGGGCTTTCAGGTCGGCAGTTCGGTATATGTCGGAGACGCCTTCTCTAACAATCTCTGGATACTCGAAGAGGGTTTCGCAGACGACGGAGTCCAAGTCGTCCGTGAGATATCAGGCGGAGTGTTTAACACCGGCAAGCCGTACTCTTGTAACGACGTCATCGTCCGTTGGGCCCCCGATTACGTCGGTGAACCTCAGATCGAGATGCGGTGGTCCGATGACCAAGGGGCTACTTGGAGTACGTGGTCACAGGGAACAGGGCTCAAGGGCCAGTACCTAACCGACGTAGTCTTCAGGAGCCTCGGACTAATCGTCCGACCCGGACGACTCTTCGAGTGGCGGTTCACAGATTTCGCCCGCATCCGTTTCGACTACGCGACACTAAATGAGGCAGATGGATAGTGCTTAAACTACCTCGGTTGAACGTCGGTTGGGACACTCAGCCGGGATTGTTCTCTCGTTTCTGGAACGACGCAATGTCTTCCATCGAGAAGAACATCAACGACATAGCGACTGTAATCGGCCTCGCGGACGGGGCACAGAGTACGGCAGATACCGCCCTAGCCAACGCAGCTACGGCCCAGACCACGGCTACGGCGGCCAACACCAACGCCAACACCCGTGTCTTAAAGAGCGCCGGACCGGCCTTCACTAACGCCACAGGGACGGCGGCTAGGACGGCTCTCGCCTCCTACCCCGGTCAGACTATTTCGGCGGTACCTACGCAGGCAGAAGTCCAGCAGATCGACGACGCCTTGAAGGCCCTTAGCCAGCATGTCGTAGCCGTAATTAACGATCTCAAGAACAATCAGGCGTTGACATGACCCAATCACTATTCAATCCCCCGTTCTTCACGGCATTCTTTCAGGGCAAGATCGCCACCGGGGCGAAGATGTTCTTCTACGAGACGGCGACTCTCGCCCCTATCGACATCTTCGATAACGGTGGCGATCCCCTCCCAAACCCGATTTCTGCCGATCTATTCGGCCAATTCGTCCCGATTTATATCGGGGATGACGTCGGTGAATACCGAGTCCAGCTACAGACTAGTACCGGCTCCGTCATAGACGACGTCGATCCCGCCGATAACATCCTCGGCGAACTCCTGTCTCCGGACGGCTCAGATAAAATCAATTTCCTACAGGGGGGTGGCGGAGCCGTTCCTCGGACTCTCCAGTCTAAGAACCGAGACATAGTCTCTGTCAAGGACTTTGGGGCTAAGGGCGATGGAGCGGCCGACGACACCGCCGCATTAGACGCAACCTATGCCTACGCTCGATCAATCGGAGCCGCCGTATACGCCCCTGCCGGGACTTACCTGACTTCTGGTAATTCCATAGTCTGGACGTCGACTAGCCCATTCAGGTTGTACGGCGATAACATCTTAGGTACTGTCTTTAAGAAGATAGGGGTGACCACCGATCCCGTCCTAACCCTCACGGGAACGGGCCTTCTAGACATCTATGCCGATTTCCAAGAGTTCTCTTGCGACGGCATTAATATCTCTACTGACGCCATGAAGGTCACAGACTGTGCCAGACTTACTTTCACGCGAGTCGGGACTAGTAGGGCTACTGTAGGCTGGGATTGCTCCGGTACCCTAATTACCGACTTCGTCAAGTGCTTTGCCAAGAGCTGCACCAACGGCTGGAAGACTCGTGAAGGTTCAGTTACTTCTAATCTGATTAACTTCCAGAGTTGTGAAATTCGCGGTTGTACTAGCTGGGGCGTAGATATAGGTGGCGGTGAGGCAATCTCCTTCAAGGATTGCGAGATTGCCGCCAACGGTACTGCCGGTAACACTTCTACCGGAGGTATGGTAATTCGTAATACCGTCGGTGCCGCCATAGGCGAAGGCTCCGTGACGATCAGCGGATGCTACTTCGAGCTAAATCTCGGTAATGGGTTGTTCGTCGAGAACGCATCTAATCTATGTCTTCAGGTCGAAGAGACCGGTTTCTATAACACAGAGGCAGGACGTGCCGCAATTATAGGAAGTGGCGGACAAATACGGTCGTGTACCCTCCGGAATATCAAAGCCGCCGGTGCGTCAGATGTCATCGCCGTAAACGCCGTCAACAGCGTAATCATCGGCGGCTTCGTCCACGGGTATAACGACACGTCGTTACATACCGTCAGGCTCGGCGCGACGACTGCTACCTCTGACTTTGCCGTCCAGACTAACGAGTTCTTCGGCTTCGCCTCGGCGGGTAACGAAATGTACATAGCCGATAATAACATAATAGCCGGAGGTTCTGCCGCCGACACGTCGTTCTATAAGTATGGGTCGGGTCGGGTCAGGTTCTGGTCTAATGGAAGTGTCCCCCTGACTTACCAGAGTAACACCGTCGGTTTCCTAGGGGCGGCTCCTTCCGGCCCATTTACCTTAGCCCCGGTGGCGAGTGATCCCGCCACTACCCAGACCTTGGCAAATAGCCTCCGTGGCCTGCTAGTTACATTCGGACTAGGCGTGTGATACGGAGGACATACTCAGTAGAAGAGGTCACCCTCGGGACAGATCAAATCCTCTCCGATATCAAGGAGAGGTTTCGACCTGAGGACTG